GACATAGAATTTTGGAGAGGAAACAGAGAGGCAATATGGGATTCAAAAAGAAAATGTTACAATGCAGACCTGGCAGAACCTATCATACTTTTGAATTTCAAGATGCCAACTGACATAGACGACAAGCGTGGCGTGTATGAGATGCAATCAGAACAACAGGCACAGTTCAGTGGACTGTACAGGGTTGTTCAGGTGGAACACAACTTCAACAACGGCAGATACACTAATGTCTTGCAACTTACCAGATTCAACAACCAAGGTGTGTACATATCATCTCCGATGGACGAGTATGTAGTCGTAAACAACACATCAGGTGAAGGTTCTGTGTTCAACAAAAAAGAATACGATGCATTCCTAGAAACTGAGGGCGGGAACATATCTGAAGTAATTAACATAGGAAGAAAGATTAACGACCTTGTTGGTAAAGTTACAAAAACCATAAAAAGCAGGGTCAAAAGTATAGCAAGGGGTTTTTACTAATGTTAAGAGATTATTTAAAAGGTGATGCGTCAAACTCAAAAGCACCGGGAACGGTAAACGAATGGGCGGCCGAGGGAATACCAGGACCATACATAGGCATAGTTAAGGGCAACACAGATCCAACTAGGATGGGTAGGCTGAGTGTCTTGATCCCATCAATGGCAAAGACGATTGCTGGCAATGAAGATCAATTGATTACGTGTGACTACCTCTCACCATTCTACGGAGCCAAAGGAACAAAATATAGTATTCCAGGTTCAACGGAATACCAACACAGTCAACACTCATATGGATTCTGGGCAGTACCACCTGACCTAGAGACAACGGTATTGGTCATATTCGCAGAAGGAAAAATGAACCAGGCATTCTGGATTGGTTGTGTGCAGGATCCCTTCACCAATCACATGACACCGGGCATAGCGTCCAGCACCAACACATACGATGCGTTGGATGGAACATTCGAGGGACCAGATGCTGGATTCCAGCAAGACAAGAGATCAAGTTATGGAACGTTGAACGTACCATCAGGCGAGCTTAACAGGACAGCACCAGGTGCCTTGCCGAACAACAACTATGAAGCCATACCAAAACCCATACACCCTTTCGCTGAGGTACTTGTAAGACAGGGATTGAGTGCAGATGACATCAGGGGGAACACCTCTAGTTCGGCACGTAGAGAATCACCCAGCCAGGTATTTGGTATCAGCACCCCGGGGCGTAAGGACACAGGTACGAAAAAACAACCAGTAGGTGCAAAGGATTCGAATGAGACCGACTATGTTGTCAGGACACCGGGACACACATTCACCATGGACGATGGAGCCGCCGACGGAACAAACCAACTGACGAGATTGAGGACGGCCTCAGGACACCAGTTGCTGATGCATGACACCGACGGCATAGTATACATAGCCAATGGTTCAGGTAACGCATGGATAGAGATGAACAGGGACGGCAGGATAGATGTCTACTCGGGAGTGGGTGGAATAAACATGAGGACACAGGGTGACTTCAACCTACACAGTGATGCCAACATAAACATGCACGCCAAGGGATCCATAAGGATGAGTGCGGAAACTGACATGATACAGTCGGCCTCAGCAATGTTCAACCTAGGAGAAAAAGGAATATTCAACAGTTCACAGGCAGGGTCCATAAGAGATTTCGCAAGGGATGGATTGTCATCTTTCACTAACGGAACACAACTGCACGGAGCCGGAGGACAGATACATCTGGCAGGAGCACAGGTACACATGAATTCAACAGGAGCAAGTCCAACTTGGGGACCAGGATGGCTGACCACAGACAAGGTGGGAATGACACCCCGGGAAGAGGGAGACGTGGAACTGGCAGGGAAACCACAGGGTAAATTATTACAACCCTTCACCAAGAAAACAAAGACCACGGTACACAGGTTCATCACACACGAACCCATGCCGAGATTCAAGTCATTCACGTCGGAAGGAATTCTACCCATAGGCGGAGCAGACAATGTCAAGCAGTACTACAGATTGTCCACAACGCCAGGAACGAAGGAGTACATGGAAGCACAGAACAGGAAGTCTGAGATAGACAGCATCAGGCAGGGACAGTGGCAGGCGGATGCAGAGAGTTACCTCAAAGCGTCAATGGGCGATTCCACGAGTGCAGTCAAGGCAAGACAGCTGTTAGCGGATTTTGGAGAAAAATACGACACTACATTTAATCTGCCGAATACAGTGGACAGTATCTCAAACAAATTAAAAAATTTCAGCCTCAGTGACTCAGTGAGTGATGTCAAAAATAATTTAACGACACAGTTATCCAACCAGGTCATAGAAAGCATAACAGGAAACGATGCTGTGCAGTTGTTCAAGGACAACGTGTTTGTAAACACAGCAGGACAGTTGTACTCACTGAAAGGCGGTGGAGCAGACCTAGGACAAGTGTTAAACTCAGTACAGGGTATCACAGGAAATTTAAACATAGGAAACATCGGGTCAATAGCAAACGACATAAGCACGGTCACAAACGTGTACAAGAATGTTCTAGCAGGCAATATCACAAGTGTGACACAGCTCTCAAGCATAGCCAACAAGGCCAAAGGCTTCTTTAGCTCACAAGGTCCGGCCGGAAAGTATCCATCAGGATTCTCCAGTCTAACGAAATCGATCGGCTCTTATGGTGCCTCAGCCGCAAAAGCCATTGGCGGTTTCTTCTCAGGATTTAAGTTCAGCGATGTCAGACTCAAGGAAGACGTACAATTAGTTGGCAAGTCACCCACGGGCATCAACATTTATTCGTTTAAATACAAGCAGTCAGCAGGAACATACGAGGGCGTGATGGCACAGGAAGTTCCATGGGCGAGACAAATGACAGACACAGGATTCTACATGGTGGATTACAGCAAGGTGGATGTTGAATTTAGGAGAGTGAACTAATGGCATATGGAGATTCAGGATCGGGTTCAGGAGCAGGTGGCTTATCAAACAAGTCTGTGACCTTTAAGGGTTTCAGTTCACGTGCGGACAAGAAGAGCTTCAAACTATACGATTTCGAGGTCGCCAAGCAGGATCTCATCAACAGGTTGAGCATACGTAAGGGCGAGAGGGTGGAGAACCCGGAGTTTGGCACTATAATATACGATGCCATATTTGAACCGTTCACAGAAGCTCTAAAAGATGCCATTCTAGAGGATGTCACAGCCAATTTGAATGCAGATCCACGTATTACCACAGAGGAAATACTGGTAACAGAGGCGGACAAAGGTATAGCCATACAGGCTACTATCAACTATGTTCCCCTTGATATCACAGAGAAACTGCAATTCAACTTCGACGAGAACTCATTACTGCGTCTATCTTAAAGTACGCACATTTCCTAACACATAAATATCGTTGTATACACTATGGCCACAACAGATAGACAAAACAGATTACTAGTAGCGGAAGATTGGAAAAAGATCTACCAAGCATTCCAACAGGCAGATTTCAAAAGTTATGACTTTGAAACGTTGAGAAGAACGATGGTGGCATATCTACGTGAGAACTATCCAGATGATTTTAACGATTTTGTTGAGAGTTCTGAATATGTGGCATTAATTGATTTAATTGCTTACGTGGCACAATCACTTTCATTCAGAGTTGATCTTAACGCAAGAGAAAATTTCCTAGAAACGGCAGAAAGAAGAAATTCAGTTCTAAGATTGGCCAGACTTATCAACTACAATGCCAGTAGAAATAAACCTGCCACAGGACTTTTAAAAATTGACTCTATATCCACAACGCAAGATGTCGCAGATTCAACAGGAACAAATCTTGCAAACGCAACTATAATATGGAATGACAGTGCAAATTCAAATTACAGAGAACAATTCACGGTCATACTGAATGCGGCCAACCAAACAGGTCAACTTTTTGGCAAGCCAAGGGAATCAGGAACAGTAGGCAATATAACCACAGAGGTATACACGTTAAGTACTAACCAGCTAGATCTACCAATATTCACATTCAGTAAATCAATTGGCGGAACAACCAGACCGTTTGAGATAGTGCCAAGCACTATAAACGAATCAGAATCAATTTATGAATCATCACCGGTACCGGGAACGGGACTGACATACACATACAGGGTAGACGGAGCAGGAGACAGTTCCAACAACACAGGATTCTTTTTCCTTTTCAAACAAGGCATAATGCAACAGCAAGATTTTTCAGTGGACGCCGCCGTAACAAATTATATTAAAAGTTTAAACATTTCAAACATCAATGACACCGATGTTTGGTTGTACAAGATGAACCAGTTTGGACAACTGGCAGAAGAATGGACCAAGATACCTTCACTGTCGGGCAACAACGCAATTTACAATTCACTAGCAAAAGCAGAACGAAACACCTACAATGTTGTAACAAAGGCGAACGATTCGATTGACCTTGTTTTTGGTGATGGAAATTTTTCAAACTTACCTTTAGGATCTTTTAAGGCATACCACAGGGTAAGTGATAATGCCAAGTTTGCAATACAACCAGCGGACATGCAGAACGTTTCATTAACAATTCCATACACCGATGCCAATGGTGCACAGCAATCACTTAATGTTGCAATGAGCCTCAAGGCCAGTGTTTATAACGCCGCGGCAACAGAGACGAACGCCTCGATCAAGGAGAAGGCACCACAAGTGTACTACTCGCAGAACAGGATGATAACGGCTGAAGACTACCAAGTTGTGCCACTGTCGGCCTCACAGGAGATTGTCAAGGTCAGATCGGTAAACAGAACGGCATCTGGAATATCGAGAGCAAAAGAAATACTAGATCCAACAGGAGCATATTCAAACGTGAGTGTGTTTGCGGAGGACGGCATACTGTACAGAGAAGAAAGTACACAGCAGTTCGCTTTCAACTTCAACAACAGGAACGAAATACAGTCAACAATAGACACATCTGTTGAAGCAAAATTAAAAGAAGCATACGCTAGGCAGTTTTACTACTTGAAATACAGCAGTAAGGACCTAAGCTCACTGAGTGCAACATGGAATTCAACAACAACATCGACAAACACAAATACAGGCTATTTCACATCAGGAGGAGCACTGGTCATAGGTGACTCCGCAACCTCAAATTTAAAATACGCTAGGACCGGTGCACTTATAAAATTCACGTCACCAGACACTAGAGAATTTTTTAACAACACACTTGTAACAGCAGGAACAGAAGACGCCCAAGATAGAGCATGGGCAAAAATTGGTGCGGTCGTGTTGGATGGTGCCAATCAAGGTGTTGGAAATCTAGAGACAGGCGAAGGACCAGTAACACTTAATGATATCATACCAAACGGATCGGTTATTAATGCAGTGATACCTAACTTTACAACATCATTCTCAAGCACTTTGGAAGCAGACATGATTAACAGGATAGAAGCATACGAGGAATTTGGTCTGAGATACGACATAGACACAGCAACGTGGAACGTGATAACAAGCACAAACTTGAGCACTAGTGCAGTGTTTGATCTGAACAACACTGGTAGCACAGCAGGAACAAATTTAGATGCAAGTTGGTGGTTCAAATTCACAAATGACGGAAACACGTACACGGTACAATACAGGAAATTGGATTACATATTTGAATCAGAATCACAGAACAAGTTTCATTACGATGTGCAAGAAAAAATCTTCGACTACAAAACAGGTAAGAGTGTTAAAGACACTGTAAAAATTCTCAAAACAAACTCTATTGTTTCAACAGGTAACAGCATAGGATATCCTATCACATGGCAGGTTGTTGACACAGTGACGGAGTCAGATGGATTCAATGACAACAGAAAAGTAAAGGTCGGTTTCTTCGACGATGACGACGACGGTGTAGTAGACAATCCAGAAATTTTTGACATTGTTGTTGAACCAACAACATCTGAGAGCACAAAATTTGTTTTCTTTGAGAAGTACATATCCTATGACACAATAGAGAGATACAGATTCTATGCGGCAACAAACTTTGTAGTGTCAAAGAACGAGACAGACATAACCCTTTCAAGCACAGCTTACACAGACGGTCAGTTGTTTTATTTCTATGATGCTGACGAGGATGTGATCAAAAAATACAGCTCGACCACAAACACACTATCAACTTCGACTGACTATATTGCAAGAAGAGGAAGAAGTTCTATTAATTTCCAATACAAACACAATGCAGGACAAGAGACCAGGATCGATCCTAGTGTGTCAAACATTGTTGATGTGTACATGTTGGAAAGAACATACGATAACTTATTCAGGATATGGTTACAAGACGGCGGAACAAAGCCTGTGGAAAGTACAACAGACCAACTAAGGATAGCATATTCCGGAAAACTTAACCCATTGAAATCATTGTCTGATCAAATTATATACCATCCGGTCAAGTACAAGATACTATTTGGCACAAGTGCAGATGAAGAATTACAAGCAACATTCAAAGTTGTCAAGAACACAAAAACAAATATCACAGATGCAGTTATCAAAACAAGAGTGATCTCTGCAATAAATGAATTTTTTGCATTGGACAACTGGGATTTTGGAGATACTTTTTACTTTACAGAATTAGCCGCATACGTACACAATCAACTTGCTCCAGATTTATTGACAGCAGTAATTGTACCAAACCAGTCAGGACAGACGTTTGGATCTCTTTTCCAACTTAATTCCGCGGCAGACGAAATTTTTATCAGTGGGGCCACCGTTGATGATGTTTCAATTATTAGTGCATTAGGAGCCAACCAATTGGCGTCTTCTGGTACTGTGGTTACATCAACATCAACTGTCACAACAACTACTACAACAGGATCAGCAGTGTCAGGCTCTACTACAACAAGTTCGGGATCAAGTTCAAGTTCCGGCAGTAGTGGATCAGGATACTAATGGCTGATAATCCAACAAACGCACTAACCAATAACGAAGTTGTCAAACAAGGCAACAACGAGTACAAGAGAACTGTACAGCACCTACCTGCATTCTACAGGACAGATGCCAACCAGAGATTTCTATCCAGCACACTGGATCCATTGGTGCAGAAAGGTTCGCTTGAAAGACTAGACGGTTACATTGGTAGGAAGGATGCCTACACTAGAGAACCAAATGACAGATATCTCAATGCAACGAGTAGGGACAGGATGGCATACCAATTGGAGCCTACTGTCACATACACTGACAAAGATACTACTTCTGTGAATCCTGAGGATCAGGTCAAGTTCACAGGAACTTATGATGACTACATAAATCAAATCAAGTTCTTTGGCGGAAAGATAGATAACCATGACAGGCTTAACAAGGAAACTGTTTATGGGTGGAACCCAGCGATAGACTATGACAAGTTGATCAATTACAGAGAGTACTACTGGGTACCACAAGGTCCGACTTCGATAGAAATAGATTCAGTGGGACCGTCGGTCGTTGCAGAATATGACGTGGTTAATCTTGCCAAGGGTGCATACAATTTTGGTCATAGACCTGGAGAAAATAATCCCATAATAAAACTTTACAGGGGTAACACATACAAATTTAAAGTAAATGCAAAAGGACATCCTTTCTACATAATGACTGAACCATACAAGAGTCAAGTTGCAGAAGACGGTTCAACATCGACACTGTACTCGACAGGCGTGACCAACAACGGATCTGATTATGGCACTGTTACATTCACGATTCCGCTTACAGGCACTCCGGACACTTTATATTACCAGTGCGGCAATCATGATGCCATGTATGGTATATTACAGATAAGAGATATAACAACACTAGCAAAAATTAATCCTGAGGATGACATAGTAGGTGTTAAGAATTACAGCCTTAGAACGTTAAATCTTTCTAATGGAATGAAAGTAAAATTTACAACAGCACAACTTGACACAGGATCTGATTACATAAACAAAGAATACTATGTGGAAGGAGTTGGGGAATCGATTACACTTACTGATGTTGATCAACTGATAACACCGGCAAGTTACGCTACAGAAAGTACAATACTTTACGATCAGGCAGGTTATGACTCAAGACCCTATGCCAAAGCATATTACACACCTGACGTCAAGGATTACATTACGATAAAGAGAGATTCGATGGATCAGAATGCATGGTCAAGATTCAACAGATGGTTCCACAAGTCGGTCATAGAGGAAACAGCAAGAGTGAACGGTTACACGCCTACACTCAACGAGGACGACAGGGCCAAGAGACCAATCATTGAATTTGACTCGGGACTTGCTTTGTACAATCACGGAACTGTTGCTAAAAAATCTGTCACATTGTATGACACAGTGACTACAGATGCATTCAGTAGTGTGGTACTACAGACTGGTTACATTATTGATGGACTACCACTTGCAGAAGGAATGAGGATTATATTTGCCGCTGACACTGATCCTGTAGTCAAGAATAGGATATACAAGGTCAGCTTTGCAACAGCAGGAGATAGCACACAGGTTATTTCACTTACCGAGGAGGCAGATGCAGTGCCGACAAGCGATGACAGTGTGTTCATAGAGTTTGGAAATACAAATCAAGGCAAGACTTTCTACTACGATCCAGCAACAACATCATGGAGGGAGGCACAGCAGAAGACGGGAGTTAACCAACAGCCATTGTTTGGCATGTGGGACAACACTCACACTAGCTTTGATAATACAACCACTTATCCCAACTCATCATTTGTGGGAGCCAAGGTTTTTGAATTTGCAACGTCAGACACAGCAACTACAGACACAGTGCTGGGCATAAAAGTAAAATACAAAACCATAAACAATGTTGGTGATATTGTATTTGAATCGGATCATACAGCAGGTACATTCACATATAAATCTGGATCATCTACTATCACAAAGAAACTAGCGGAAGGACATCTCCACTACACCACTGGCAGGACAACACACAACTCTAGGAGCGCCTGGGTCAAACAAACCACTGACAGTAAGCAAAGGGTTATAAGGACATTCGTAGTTGACAACACAGAGAAAAAATTATTTCCTATTGACTTCTTTAAAAATTCTGCTTCGCTTACGGATTTAGAAATTTCTGTCAATGTAAATGGTGTTAGGAAAACACTTACAACAGATTACACTCTTGTAGATGGGGCAACAAACAGATATGTCAAATTTAATAAAGATCTACTAGTGGATGATCAGATCAGGATAGCAGGGTATAGCAGTGTTGATAAAGTTGCGGACAGAGGAATATATGAGATACCTGATAACTTGAATACGAATAGTTTGAACCAACAGTTGGGAACATTCACTTACGGACAGATACTAGGGCATGTTGCAAACATATTTGACAAGAATCAGGACGTGACAGGGTCTATACCGGGCACATCAAATTTAAGAGACAAACCTGATGCAAGACTGAATGGTGGTAGTATACACCAACACGAGGGTCCTCTGTCACCGGCGATATTTGGTCTTATAGATCAGGATGCTAATCTAGTAACGTCAATTAACTACGTTGGTCTAGAATATGAGAAATGGTACAATGCATTCCTTACACACGCAGTAGGCACAGCATACGAGGGAGTGGCCGCAGATAGGGTTGACGAAATTATAAAAGCAATAACTCAAGGCAGGAACTCATCTTTCCCTTTCTACTACGAGGACATGATAGGCCATGGAGAAAATGTATCCACTAGATCTTACACAGTGCAAGGAGCTTCTCAAACAGAATATGCATTAGACTCGCAACACAGCGTAACAGCAACAAGCAATAGAGCAGTGTACGTGTATCTCAATGATGTACAGCTCTTAGTAGGGGCTGACTACACGTTTAGCACTACAGATGATAGTATTACTGTGATAGCCACACTTGTCGAAGGAGACAAGATAGTGATAAAGGATTACGACAACACCACTGGCAGTTACATGCCAACAACACCAACAAAACTTGGAATGTACCCGAGGTTCAAGCCAGAGTCGTACACGGACGACACGTACATCACAAGCCAAACAATTATCAGAAAACACGATGGATCGTTCATCAAGGCATACGGTGACGAGAGAGATGATTTAATTTTAGAATTAGAAAAAAGAATTTATAATAACTGTAAGACTGCATATGACAGCACATTGTTGGACGTAAACGATGTTAAACCAACAGCATTTGCGGATACAGAATACACGTTGACAGAGTTTAACGATGTAATGGGTCCGGACTTTTACACATGGGCGGGTAGGAACAATGTACAGTATATCAACAACACACAGTTTGTGGAAGGAGCGCCATTCACTTATAACTATGCCCTTTCAACTAGCAGGATCGCACCAGGTGAAAAATTCCCAGGACACTGGAGAGCAATATATCAATATTTTTACGACACAGATGCTCCGCATGTGAGACCATGGGAGATGTTGGGTCATTCAGAAAAGCCAACAGACTGGGAAACACTCTACGGACCAGCACCTTACACATCGGCTAATGATGTTTTATGGACCGCAATAGAAACAGCATCAGGAAGATATGGTAAGCCGGGTATTAAATCTTATCTGCCTGTTGATGCGTCAGGTAATCTTTTAGATCCACTTGCGGCAGGACTTGTTGACAATTTTGACATACCAGGAAGGCAAGCCTCATGGAAATTTGGAGACCAAGCACCGGCTGAAACGTCATGGCGTAAATCAAGTGCATATCCTTTTACTGTGCTTAAGACATTGGCATTGACTAAACCTGCTAGATTTTTTTCTAACATGTTTGATCTTTCCAGATTAACAACAAACACAGCAGGAAATCAAATAGACAAAGACACAGGAATCAGATCACAACTATCTACAGCAAAATATCATTTGGAAACAGTAACTGACAATAACACAGGAGTTACAACAAGATATCAGACAGCAGGTTACCAGAACTTTATTGTCAACTACCTAATATTTAGAAATTTAGATGCCGCAACATTCTATTACAACAAGATGAAAAATTTATCTATTCAGTTATCATACAAACTGGGAGGATTCACAGACAAGGACAATATAAAAGTTTTAACAGATTCGGTATCGCCTGGATCAACAGCAGGCTCTAAATTTATACCTGATGAAAATTACAAGATACTGTTTAGGACATCAAACCCTGTTGAAAGTTTCCAGTACTCGGGTGTATTGATAGAGAAAAATACAGACACAGGGGCAGATGGATCAACATTATTGGGAGGTTACAAGGTGTTGGGATATTCTACAATCAAACCTTATTTTAACTTTAACTACCCCGTAACAACTTCTAGAGCAAATCCAGTTTCAATTTCTGGATCGGAACCAGTACTACAATACAATGCCTATCAGGAAATTACACAGACCATACCTTATGGGCATGTGTTCAACACTGTACAGGACGTAGCAAACTTTCTTTTTGGTTATGGACACTACTTGGAAGACCAAGGATTTAAATTTAACAAGTATTCAAATGAATTAAAGGAAACACTGAACTGGACAAACTCAGTGAGAGAATTCCTATTCTGGACAACCCAGGAATGGGCACCGGGATCGGTTGTAACTGTCTCACCGGCCGCAGACGGTTTTGAATTAGACACAAACAATTCGATAGTTGGTAAATTAAGAAATCTAGCAGGTGATTATTCTCTATTAGATGCAGGAGGTAGGAAAATTGACATTCGTGAAATATCCACCAAGAGAATAGGCAAGACATTCGAGGTAGGCATCAAGTCACAGGAGACTGGTCTATACAGCGTAGCACTGAACACAGTGCAGAAGGAACACATAATATTGTTTGACAACAGCACAGTGTTTGCAGACATCATTTATGATCCGTACACAGGATTTAGACAACAGAGATTAAAATTAGTTGGATGGAAGACAGGCGGGTGGAACGGAGATTACTATGCTCCTGGATTTGTTTTTGACGCCGCAACAGTTACATACTGGATAGCTAATACAGATTACAAAATAGGTGATTCTATAGAGTACCAAGGAAAATTTTATGTTGCTAAAGTAAATCACAACTCGACAACAAAATTTGACAGTGCCAATTGGATCTTAAAAACAGAGAAACCATCTGCACAACTTATTCCAAACTTTGATTACAAGATTGCACAGTTCAACGATTTCTACGAATTGGAATCAAACAACTTTGATGAGTCACAACAGCAGTTGGCACAGAGATTGATAGGTTATCAATCAAGGGGTTACCTAGAGAACCTTTTTGTTAACGATGTTTCGCAGTATAAGTTCTACCAAGGGTATATCAGAGAGAAAGGAACAAAGAACGCTATAGACAGACTTTTGAAGGCGCAGTACGAGGGAGAAAATATAACATTGGATCTTTACCCGGAGTGGATGATCAGGACAGGAAATTTTGGAAACACAGATTCTATAGAAAATATTCAGCTTATATTGAAGGACAACGAGTTAACGGCTGATCCACAGAGTTTGGAATTGTTTGACACATTGAACGAAACAGCAGAATACATAAGATCAAAATACGTATCAAAAACTGAGCTATATCACAAACCAGTGGACTTTACATCTGCTACAACATTCAGCAGACTTGACTACTCCAAGGAAGGAATTGACAGAGATCATGCACAGGTTTATAAAACAGCAGGATATCCACAGTTGAATCAAGTACAGCACACAGCATTTAATATAGCAGATCTTACAAACCTAGACATGAATGCCATAACAGCTAACGATCTAGTATGGGTGGCTAACAAGACTAATAAGGATTGGGACGTGTTTAGATTAACATCAACTGGATACAAGATAGCCGAACTGAAAACGATAAATGACACTACCCAGTTAGAAATAACATTCACAGGATCGCATGGATTGTCAGCAGGTACCATCAGTACATCGGCTGACCTCTTTGGTATATCAAACAGTGAGGAGCCAACACTTAACGGAGTGTATCAAGTCGCAAGTACACCAGATCACAAGACTTTGATTATTGACTACTTTGGTAGAACAGCGTTCATACCATCACTGGAAGATGGATCAACGGCAGACAGCTACGGAAACGTCTACAAGTTCACATCAGTGAGATTGAGCTCGATGGATAATGTAAATGATATTTTAAGTTATGATACTTACAAAGATAAAGATGATGCCATACAGAAGCAAGGTGACAAAGTTTTTGCCGATTCAGACAGCTCGGGATTGTGGCGTGTTTACGAAAAGCAAGATCCTTACACGACAATAATTTTGAATTCGCCTGACGCAACTACGGCGTCTCAGGACTTTGGACGTATGATAGTAGCAAGGAACGATGGACGGACACTTGTTGTTTCTGGACCAGGTAAAGCACAAGGTGAAATAAACTTCTTATTCCGTTCAACAACAACGGCAGGGACGGCGTTCCAACCACAGTCAACTGCAACAATGACCGAAAATGATGATGCCACTAGCAGATTAGGTGAATCACTTTCGATGAGTACGGATGAGAACTTTGTTGTTGCCGGTGCACCATATACTAATGCAATAAGTTCAGATGGCAGTACAAGATATGATGATAATGGATTGGTTAAAGTTTATCTATGGGATCCAACAACATTCAAGTATTCGATACTCAACACACTGACACCACCTGAGGATGGATCAACAACTGACTCTGGACAGGAACAGAATTTTGGGTGGTCTCACAAGATATCAGAGCCGGGCGCCAGTTCCGGAAGAAGCACAGCAGTAAAGTATCTATTTGTTGGAGCACCGGGACATGGTGATAACGTAGGACAGGTTTACATGTATGAGTGGGGAATTGGTTCAGACGGATCAACGTACGACACATGGACACAGAATTTAACAATTACATCAGCGGATCCAGGAGCAGGCAAAAGATTTGGACACAGGCTGGAAGCAAATGACAACGGTGACATACTTGCAGTAAGCTCACTTGCACCAGGACAGGCCGGCAAGGTTGAAATATACATCAGGAATTCTCAAGCAAATGACGGTAGCACAGATCACTCTTTCACTCTTGCACAGACACTTACAGGTATAAGTGCTGATGGTTCGAGCGTCAACACAGGGTTTGGTGACTCTATGACGATGAGCAAGGATGGCACAGTGCTGATCATAGGTGCACCTGGTGTGGATGACGATAGCACAGGACAGATAGATGGCGGAGCAGTCTACTACTACAAATGGAATGCTGATACTTCTAGTAACACTTACACTTTACAGCAGACAATAAAAGCACCAGAATCAGACAGCAACATGAAGTTTGGAACAAGTGTTGACATAAACGACGCAGGATCAAGGGTGGTAATAGG